TACAGCTTTAGCTGCATCCTTTTTAGATGTTTTCTTTTTAGTTGTTTTAATACTCATATCTGCTTTGTACAAATCTATAGCACGTGCTGCTGCACGGGGATCATCTTCATTTTCATAAAGAGCTTTTTGAATATAATCAGGCTGATCTTCTGCCCAATCATGAAATTGAGGATTGTCTCTAATTTCTGTAAAATCAGGATGTATCTGTAGTAATTCCATTTCAGCACGTTCTCTTGCTGTCATTCTTTCTCTTTCTGATAATGAATTTAATCTTTCTTCAATTTCTTTGTTTTGCTCTAATGCTTTTTTCATTGCAATAGTTTCTACAATTTTAGCAACATCAGGATACTCAGAAGCCCATGCATCTATTTCTTCATCAGTTTTAGGTAACTTCATTTCTTTTTTAGTAGCTGCTGATAATTGTTTTTTAAGATCAGCTAATTCTTTATCTTTAGCTTCAGTAGTTTTTTGCATATGCCTACGCAAATCTCCATAACGTTTTTTAAAAGATTCATCTTCAGGACCTTTTGCCTGTTCTTCAGTATCTTCATTAAGTTCTTCTGTAGAAGTTTCTCTTGCTTTTAGTTCTTCTTCTGCAGCTAACTCTTGCATAGTAGGCGCTGCTCTTTTATATCTTTGAGGTTTTTGCATAATTGTATCGCCTGTTTCCTCATCTCTTTTTACTTTTACTTCTTCGTTTGACATAATTGTCTCCTTTAATGGGGCTACTCAGTTGCCTATTACTAGGGGTTAGTAGGTAGCCATAAACTAAGCATTACTGCTTAGGTCTAAGTAGTTAGTCTACTTAAATACTTCTTCTGTTTGTTCTTGAACACTAGAAGGTTCTGCACCTTCTGGTTTTTGAGGAGGCGGGTACAAACTTGCATTAGCCCCTCCCCAAGGTTCTGTAGTTATGCCACCTTGATTAAAATTAGGCACAAGATTAGATGGATTTAGTGCTGCATTTATGTCAGAAACATTATTTATATAGGTGTTTAATTTTGTATTATCTATATAAGTAGAAGGGTTTGCTATATAAGGTTTTGCTCCATTATATCCTTGGTTATACATGGTAGCAGATTCTACTAAGGTAGGTTTTCTTTTATTATTTCTTTCAAATCTTTTATTTAAATATTCTAAATAATTTAAACTAGCAGTTACTTGACCTAATTCATCTAATCCATCAAAGTCTTCTTTAGCTTTTGCCATGTATATAGCACGTTCAGGAGTACCTTTTTTAGGAACAGGTTTATATCTTTTTTGATATACTTGAGAATCTATAAATGCACCTAGCTGTATTTGTAAAGGTCCTTTAGCAGCATCATGAAACTGTTGACCTCCACTTGATTCTGCATATAAAATAGAATATACATCAGTTAAAGAAACGTTTTCATTATCTTTTGTAAATTCATTTATAGTTTTTAAAGATTCAGGTTCTAAATAATCTACAATATTATAGCTTCCTTTAAGAGACGTATTATTATTATTTATATATAAATTAAATAAAGGATTAACTATTTGAGAATTTTGTGTACCAGTAACAACTGTTTCTTCTATAACTTCATTATTAGGTTCGTTTTCTTTTACCGTGTTTTCTGTAGAACTGCTTCCACTACCTCCTCCCTCAAAAGAATTATATCTATCTCCTCCTCGGTCATTAAATGAATATACCTCATCGCCTGTTTTAGGTTGAAGTCCTCTTACAACTGTTTCTTCTATTCCTATCCCATTAGCAGCTCGTGGTATTACTGATCCCCCTTCACGTAAAGATGCAGTAAATCGTTCACTGTCTCTATTTGTTAAAGAATTTTGGAAAGATTTATTTACCATTAAACAGGAGCACCTTCAGGCATAGTAGGACCTAATAACCCTTCAGGAGCATCGTCTTGTGGGCTTACTAGTTGACCTTCTTGGTCCATTACATTTAATCCTTCAAGAGCAGCTTTTCTCATTTTTTCATATTGAGCTAAACCGTGATACCTAACTACATTAGCAGGCACTACTAGTTCTCCTTCAGATAATAAAACTAATTGATCATCTGCTACTTCTTCTGCAGTTGCACCAGGAGGTGCTACTTCTATGCCTAAGCTTTTTGCTTCTTTTGCCATATCAGATGACATAGTATCTTCTGATGGTGGTGGTGGAGGCATACCTCCCATAGGAGGAATTGCTACATTTCCTTCAGCAGCTTTTCTGATATATGCTCCGCCTGATCTTAATTCGTTTGCTTTTACCATATACTTTCCTTGAGCCGCATTTGTTATTATCGTTTGTCCTGCTCCTCCACCTTTATTTTTATTGCTAGCTAATTTATCTAGTTCTATAAAAATGTCACCAGGTTTTCTAGCCTCTTTTCCTAATTTTGGGTTAACATTAGTACTTATATTTGTTTTTTTAAGTAAAGGATTAACTCTAGTTCCTCCTTGTTTTTCATCCGTTGCGGGTGTTATCATATCATCTTTTGCCATATTATTTCTCCTTTGCTGACTGAATAGCTTCTTCTCGTATCGTTAAAAATCTTTGAAGCTCTTGAATTGATCCTTGTAACATATGTATTTTACAGTGATCTACCTCTCTATAAAGATTCTTTGTTTGAGAATCTATCCTATCTTTAACATATTGAGAGAGGGCTTCAAGATGCTTAGGATCGTTTACACACGGTAGTAATTTTTTAGCTGTTTCTTTTATCATTGTATTCCTTCATTGCTTCCTAGAGGAGGTGCAGAAAATCCTTCCATACCAGGCTCAGGTGCTCCACCTGGTCCTATATTGCCATTACCTGTTTGAGCAGGATTAGTAGAAGCAGGTATACCACCTCCTTCTGGTGCTGTAGGTTGAGGAGCTTGTTGTGCAGGAGCTTGTGGCATCATGCCTGCTGCTTTCATAACTTCTGCTTGTCTTACAGCTTCTCTTTCATCGTTAACAAATTTTTCTGAGTCAAGATCAAATGCATGAGCAATCTCTCTTAGTATTACAGGAAACTTTATAAACGGTGCTAATGTAGGTGAACTACCTATTTGCATAAGTTGTATAAGTCTTTGACTTCTTACTTCATTACGCATAAGACTTTCTGTACCTCTAGCTTTTACTTCTATGTCTCCTTTAATTTCTGGATCAAAATCAAACTGTTGATTAAACGCATAGAACGCTTCTCCTAAAGGCTGTAATAAATAATCATCTATATTTTTAATTACAGTTTTAATAGATAATTGTGCAGCACCCATTAGCATAGATATTCCTGATGCTGTTCTACCTACGCCAGTAACTCCTGTTTGACCATGGGAGAAAGAAGGTATTCCTGTAGCTTCATCTGCAAGCACTCTAGCTTTATCAAACATTTGCATATTTTGATTTGATACATTAGGGTAACTAGTAGCAAATAAAGATTGACCAGGTGCTCCTCCTTGTCTCCTAAATATTTTGCCAGGATATAATTCAAGATCTTGTCCTGGCACAAGATTAGTTTCGTCTATCTCAAATATAAGATTTCCTGCTAATACAGCATTATCTACAGCCATACGCATGAAACCATTCATTAGTTGTTGTGTGTCTGACATATTTTCTGCTAGACCTACTCCATAAAAACTATATGGATTTAGCTCAAAAGGAGCAGCAAAATAAGGAATCCTATTAGGAATGAAAGGGTTAATCGCCAATCTAAGGATTTTACCATTTCCAACCCAGGCGTTAATTTGGACAGTATCCAAGTTTTCGTATTCATCAGGAATATCCAAACCTGCGTCTTCTGCAACATCTTTGTCAATATTTCCCCAATACTCGTAAACTTCAAACCTATCCACGCTATAACTTTTTGTATCTTCATCTTCAACTTGTGTCTCCCACCATTTACGGACATAATTAGTGCCCATTTCTATACATTCATCAATGGCATCGCCATTAAAGAAAGGTCGTTTTTTTAAACCCCTTAAATCTGAACGAGACAACTTATGTCGTTGCACTACATATTCAGCTTGCTCCATATTCTTAGCGTCTGGATCAGGGTAAAAATTCCAAACAGAAACAAATTCTAATTTAGGTACAGTAGTTATTTTAGGATTATAGCTTACTTTACCTTCTTCATCTTCTTCCCAATTAGGATATTCTTTATCTACTGCAAAAGGTCCTTTTAAGACACCTGTTCCAAATAAAGACATTTCAAAAGCTGCAGATCGTAAATGTTTAGAAGCAGAAGATTCTTCTAACTGATCTAATATTCTTTTTTCCATTCTCTTAGCTGCATCATCTGCAGGGTGATACGTAATAGCAGTAGGTGTTAAACCTTCTCCCTCTTTTAAATTTAAATCATTTTGTAAATATTCTAAATTACCTAATCTATCTTCTAAAGATTTTTGCGTAGCACCAGGCTCTAAATCGTTACCATCTCCAGGAAAACCATAAGGCGATGTTAAATTTTCAGGTTCATTAGGATCAAAGTGTACTGACTCAGCTACACCTTCTGGTATACGTGTAGAGTTAATTCCTAAAGGAAATTTCTGTCCTGCAAATAATACATCTGTTATTTGACCATACGCTGCTACAACTTTTGTTTTTGTTACTTTAATAAATACTTGACTTTTTTCTGTGTCAGTAAATTGATTGTCATTACCATAGATACCTCTATAGTTTCTGTAAGAAGTTATCCATCTAGTTTCTTGATCTCTTCTAGCATCTTCTGATTTGGTAAACGCACTGTACACATGAGATGCTAAAGTGCTTTCTTCATCTTCTAATAATAACTCTTCTACTAATGTATCTTCATCTGCCATATTATATTCCCTTAATAACCAAATGACTCATCAAATGGTTGCCATTTTTTTATTTGTTGAGTTGCATCAAAACCAAATAAAGACCTCGGCACTGGTCTAGACATTACACCATAACGCAATGCGTCATAGCCATGATCATAATCTATTTTAGTATTGATGTCTTCTGGATTATTTTTATCTAAAGGTAATTGAGGTATTTCTGCAATTAACTGTGTGCAATTATTAAAAAACTCTATACCTGCTTCATCCATATCTTCATCAACTTTTAATAGTCTATGTATTTCATTCTTACCTGCTATACGACTTCCTTTTGTTCTATCTGAAGGTCGCCATCTACATCCTCTAAGAATCATTGCTTCTGCTATACTAGGTCCTGTTTGCCCTCTTTGATGCCAACAAGATGAGTCTAGGATACCATATGCTATATTATCATCTGCTTCGTGTTCTATTCTTAGTATAATATTTGCAAGTTCTTCAGCAGTTTTTTTACGAACATATAGTTCTCTGTACACGATAATATGACCATCTGGTCTAGCAGCCATCCAAAGAACAACAGACCAAGAGCTATACCCATAATCACAAGCTCTAAATTTTCTCCAAGAAGAAGGTATAGTATAGGGTTCAACAACATGTATATCTCTATTAAACTCACTAAACGCTGCTCCTTCTGCTATATCCCAAGATCCTTCTAGAAGTTGCTTACGCTGAACTTCTGGTAAGGATAGAAGGTTAGCTTCATATTCACCTGACTCAGATAGAAATGGGTTATCTGTTAGTTTAGCAGGTATAAACCTTCTTTTAAATAAAGACTCTCCTGCTTTTTCATGTCCCTCTGGATATTTAAGAACATTACCTGATTCAATATCAGTAGCATCAAAAGCCTTGTTATAAGGAGAAGGATTAATAAACATCTTCTTAACCCATATATGACCAGGACCACCTGGATTGCTTGTAGCTCTCATATGTATAGGTAACGAAGGATCAGTTGTTCTAAGCCTTGACCTTAAATAGTCCCAAGCGTAAGGAGTAGGATACTGAGTTA